TGCCAACAGACGATGTAACGCAAATGAAGTATACAGTAACAGCCAAAAAGACTAATGTCATTTAATGTTTAGTAAAACATACGAGCAACGACTATCTCTCTGGCGTGAGTTTCGACAAGATCTTGAAACTTGCACCAATCCAATCCAGCGAGCAATAGACTTCTACAGCAATGCACCTACGGTAACATTGAATGCAGACCCGTGGGACAAAGCCACTTGGCCGGACCCCTGGGAACTATTAAAACTAAACGAGTATTGTGACTTTACTCGTGTATTAGGTATTGGTTATTCTCTACAGTTAACAGATCGTTTTTCGGCCTCTGACTTTGAGATACATAGCTATACACACAACAACAAAGGATATGTTTTTTTACTTGTTGTTGACAGTAATCACGTAGTAGGATGGGAGAAAGAGATGTGTACAAAGTTAGAAGACTTACCAATAAAAGATCTACGTTCACAACACATTCATTCCTTTCCCAAACACCAATAAATATTCTATTAACAATGAAGAATCAAGGAGCAAAATAATATGTCAAATGGTATTTACATCGTAAAACGAAATGGTTCTAAAGAACCAATTAACATTGACAAGATTCACAAAGTAGTTGAATTCGCTTGTGAAGGCTTAGCAGGTGTAAGCAGTAGTCAAATTGAAATGAACGCAAACTTACAGTTTTATGATGGTATGAGCACCGCAGAAATTCAAGAAATAATGATACGCAGTGCAAATGATCTTATCTCGTTGGATACACCTAACTATCAATTTGCGGCAGCAAGACTTTTAAGTTATAGTGTAAACAAAGACGTATTTGGAGAGTATAATGCTATCACACTTTTAGATATGATTAAGAAGAACATCGATCGAGGAGTGTATGATCCTGAAGTTTTAGAAAAATATACAGAAGAAGAAATTGAACGCCTTGATTCATATATCCATCACAAACGTGATGAGAACTTTACCTACGCAGGTCTACGTCAAGTTGTAGACAAATATCTTTGTCAAGACAGATCTAGCGGTGAAATATTTGAAACACCACAGTTTATGTATATGATGATTGCTGCAACTTTATTTGCAAATTATCCAAAAGAAGATCGTATGCACTATGTAAGGAGATACTATGACTCGACCTCCCTTTTTAAAATCAATATCCCAACGCCAGTTATGGCCGGAGTCAGAACGCCAGTGCGACAGTTTGCAAGTTGCGTTCTTGTTGACAGCGATGATACCCTTGATAGTATCTTTGCCAGCGATATGTCTATTGGACGCTATACGGCGCAAAGGGCAGGCATCGGAATCAATGCAGGACGTATCAGAGGCGTCAACTCAAAAATCAGAGGTGGAGAAGTAGCCCATACAGGAATTATCCCGTTCCTAAAGAAGTTTGAAGCAACTGTACGTTGTTGCACACAGAATGGTGTGCGTGGTGGCAGTGCTACTACACACTTCCCGTTTTGGCATCAAGAGATTGAAGACATCCTTGTTCTAAAGAACAACAAAGGTACAGAGGATAATCGTGTACGTAAGTTAGACTATTCAATCCAACTAAACAAAACTATGTATGAACGATTGTTATCCGGAGACGAAATTACTCTTTTCTCGCCACACGATGTACCAGGTTTATACGAAGCGTATTTTGGTGATGCAGACAAGTTTAAAGAAATGTATGAGATGTATGAGCGCAAAACAAGCATTAAGAAGAAGAAAATTGATGCAATGGAATTGTTTAGTGCATTAATTAAAGAACGTGCAGAAACAGGTCGCATCTACATTATGAATGTTGATCATTGTAATACACATAGCTCATTTAAAGATCCAATCTTTATGAGTAACTTGTGTCAAGAGATTACATTACCTACAAAGCCACTTACACACATTGACGATGAGAACGGAGAAATTGCATTATGTATTTTAAGTGCAATTAATGTAGGTACAATTAGAAATTTAGACGACTTAGAAGAACTATGTGAACTAGCAGTAAGAGCACTAGAAGAAATTATTGATTATCAGCGTTATCCAATTAAAGCGGCAGAGATTTCAACAAAGGCAAGACGTTCATTAGGTATTGGTTATATTGGACTAGCACATTATCTTGCAAAAAACAAAGTACGATATAGCGATAAAGAAGCGTGGAAACTAGTACACGACCTAACTGAAGCATTCCAGTATTACTTACTCAAAGCCAGCAACAAATTAGCACAGGAACGCGGTGCTTGTGAATATTTTGGTCGTACTAAATACAGCGACGGCATCCTTCCTATTGATACATATAAGACAGATGTTGATAACATAGTGGAGAACAAGTTAAACTATGATTGGAAGACTCTTAGAAGTGACATCAAGAAACACGGACTTAGGCACTCAACACTGTCCGCACAGATGCCATCAGAGAGCAGTTCCGTTGTGTCGAACGCAACAAACGGAATTGAACCACCTAGAGGATACTTGTCCGTTAAGAAGTCCAAGAAAGGGCCTCTTAAGCAGATTGTTCCACAGTATAATACGCTAAAAAATCATTATACACTACTTTGGGATATGCCTAGTAATGAAGGTTACATAAATATTGTAGCAACTATGCAGAAGTTTTTTGACCAAGCTATTAGTGGTAATTGGAGTTATAATCCAACACACTATGAGAACAATGAAGTTCCTATGAGTGTAATGATACAAGACTTATTAAACACTTATAAGTATGGATGGAAAACTTCTTACTATCAGAACACTTATGATTACAAGACTGATCCAAGTGAACTAGAAGATGAAGCACCGAAAGTAGAACTGCCTCAGGGACTGTCTACAGAAGAAGATGAAATGTGTGATGCTTGTGCAATTTAATCATTGACAAGTGCTCACTAATAGTGTATTATTAGAAAGAAGCTAGTAGGAAAGAGACAAATGGCGAAGACAGTATTTAATAAAGAAAAAGTAGACTTCACAAAACAGAATATGTTTTTTGGAGCAGATCAAAACACACAGCGTTACGATACGTTTAAGTTTCCTGTGTTCGATAAACTTAACCAAACAATGTTAGGTTACTTTTGGCGTCCAGAAGAAGTAAGTTTGCAAAAAGATAGAGCAGACTATGCTAGTTTTCGTCCAGAACAAAAGCACATCTTCACTGCTAATTTGAAGTACCAAACACTATTAGATAGTGTTCAAGGACGTGGTCCGTGTTTAGCGTTTTTACCACACGTAAGTTTACCAGAGCTAGAAGGCTGTGTTGTTACTTGGGATTTCTTTGAAACAATTCATTCACGTTCGTATACACATATTATGAAAAACGTATATCCAGATCCAAGTGAAGTGTTTGATACTATCTTAGATGACGAAAAAATTATTGATAGAGCAGTTTCAGTAACAAAGCATTACGATGCATTTACCGAAGCAGCAGATGCCTTTAACCATCGCGGTGAAGGTAACTTAAAAGAAGTCAAAAAGAAACTCTACCTTGCTATGCATACGGTAAATATCTTAGAAGGACTTCGTTTCTATGTGTCATTTGCTTGCACATTTGGCTTTGGGGAACTAAAGCTAATGGAAGGTAGTGCTAAGATTATTAGTCTTATCGCTAGGGATGAAGCACAGCATTTGGCACTTAGTACACATATTCTTAAACTTTGGGCACAAGGTAAAGACGACCCGGATATGGTTAAGATTGCTAAAGAGTGCGAAGAAGAAGTTTATGAACTATGGCGCACCTGTGTTGATGAAGAAAAAGATTGGGCCGAGTACTTGTTTAAAGACGGTTCAATGATTGGTTTGAATACAACACTTTTACATCAGTATGTAGAATACATTGCAAACCGTAGACTTAAAGCACTAGGATTGAAACCTATCTTTGATCAGCCATTAAATGCAAATCCGTTGCCTTGGACACAGCATTGGTTGTCAAGTTCAGGACTACAAGTTGCACCACAAGAAACAGAAGTTGAGTCGTATATCATCGGCGGCATTAAACAAGACGTTGATAAAGACAGTATAAAAGGATTCAGTTTATGATTTTAATTTACGGAAAACCGATGTGTCCGTTTTGTGATAAAGCAAAGGCATTATGTAAACAGCGTGATTTTGCTTATGAATACAAAACACTAGGCACAGATTACACAAAAGAAGAACTTTTGGAAACCTTTCCAGGAGCTCGCACAGTACCACAGATTGTTATTAACGGTCTGAAGGTTGGCGGATACGATCAATTTGTACAATATATTGACGAAACAGGCTATAACGGAACGGGCCACACAGTAGGACACTAATATGTTAATTGAAACACCTTATAAGAACGGAGACACTGTATCTTTTAAACTAAGTTCAGGCGAAGAAATTGTTGCCCGGTTAGAAGAAGAAAGCGGTGAATACTTTTCATTAAAAAAGCCAATGGTATTAATCGCACAAACAGAAGGCTTAGGACTTGCACCCTTTATGTTTAGTGTAAATCCAGATGGAAAGTTTATGCTTCGTGCAGATACCGTTAGTTGTGTTGCAAAGACACAAGAAGAGATTAGTAAGCAATATACAGCAACCACTTCAGGAATTGTTACATAATGACTGCGGTGTGTAGAGTAGGGGATACACTAAATACAGGTCACGGATGTGATGGAACAACTACTATTGCTAGTTCTAACACAGACGGCACAGTCCACGCCAATAACATTGACGTTATTGTAATTGGTGCTCCTACAGTATCACACAATATACCAGGCGGCGACGATTGCGTTCCACACACAGATGTTACCAAGGCAGGATCTCCAAACGTCTTCATTAATAGTATCGCTGTCACAAGAATAAACGATGCGGTTGATGCAGGCAATATGACTGGAGGCAGTCCTAACGTTTTTGCGAATGGTGCATAATGAGCGGTCAACGAAGATGGCTGAAGTTATGGAGCAGAACTGTAGGAATGCCAGTAGGCATCACCGACGAAGATAAACCAGAATTTTTACCAATCAAACAAGACGATGTCTATAAAGCATTATGGTTTAGGACATTCTGGATAGCACTGCACATAATAACTTGTTGTATGATTATCGCAGGTAATGCTAAAACATTAGGATTATTCGGATGAATGTAGATCAAGGTGATAGAGCTGTTATTGTATTCAGTATAAATCCTGCAAACATAGGACGCATAGTACACGTGGCTGAATACATTGATTACTTTTCAAAAGATGAAAAATTTCAATTTAGAGGTATGCCGTGCCAGGCGATTGTTGATGACCACCATTGGTGGATTGAAGCAGAAGACTTAGATATACAACTAGGTCCCTCACCTCGTGCTTACATTGCTGATAGTTGGTTACGAAAGATTGTAGAGCCAAAGAAGAAAATATCAATTCAATCACAAAAAGAACTTGACATTCTAGCATAAGAGTGTTATAAATATACTTGTAACGTTGAAGCAATTCAAACGCTATACAGGACCCGGGGGCGGTACCCGGCGACTCCACCATAA